TTAATTGCTTCATAGTCTCCGCAGGGCTAAAGCCTGCCCGCGCTTTTACTTCCCAGTCAATACCTACAGTCCCGGTTATGTCGCTACCCTGGCGCCCTGCCCCGGTACTCTCGGCATAGGGGAAGCCATTAACTGCTAAATACTGGGCTACGATTTTTTGCGATCTGTAGCCCCTATGTTTGCGAGACTGAGTCGCCAATTTTCACCAACTCAGCTTGAGGCACCCAGTAGCTAATAGCTGTCTGGCGCGTAGCCTTTAGGTATAGGTCGTCCTTACAGTAGTGAACCGGTAACCAGCCGACAATAGTAAACGGATTAACGCCAGTAACTAAGACTGCTCTATCGGTATCTCTGTCGCTGTCTTTAATGATGAGATGAGCGCTCGCATATTCAGAGTGTTTAACTTCCCAATTAGGCCAGATATCCGGCTCATCTTTGTAAGTATCTATAGACAGCACGAAGTTAGGCACGTTAAGCCATTTAGCGGCTGCTAATTCTGCAGCTGCACCTAACGCACATAGTCTTAATAGTTCCTCAGGGTCTAAGTGTCCGTTTTCATAGCTGTAACCCTTAGTGCTATTTATGCGAGCTGTTGCAGCCATAAGCGCATAGGCTAACTCGGCTTCGGTTAGCCATATCTTTACGCTCATCTAGGCCGACAGTCTGCACATAGCCAAACACTCATCTCAAGCGCCATAATCCCGCCAGCCTTAGAAGTTTCTCTATTACAGCCGTCGCAGACTTCGGTTTCGTCTATTGTCGCGTTACCTTCTCTGTCTACCTTTAGCGAGATATTGCCAGGGTAGATAATCTCCATAGCTCCCATTAGTTAATCCACTCTGGGGCGCATTGTTGAGCCTTAACCTTCTCTGGACACATATAACCCTTGTAAGGCTTATTAGTCTTAGGGCTAACTCCTGTTAAGAATTGGCGCTCGCCATGCTTACAGCTTGGTTTAGCTTCCTGCTCGACTGCGCTTAAAGTGCTAGCTACTGTCCCTATCGCGTCGTTAATTGTCCAGACGTCGTTAGGTACTGGCTCACTCGCTGCGACTCGCTGTACTTTTGTCATTTCCTCGCGGCTAGGTCGTTTACCGACTTTAGCGGCAAAACCAGCGTTAGCTAGACAGCGCCCAATAGCCGAAGTCTCAGCATTAGGTAGCGCAAAATTGGCATTTACGCCCTTCTCGCTTTTAGTCTCATCTGCCCAGCCATTAGCTATTAAAGTGCCGTCATTTCTAAAGCAGCTCGCCTTTACTATGAAGGTCTTACCGTCGTTAAACACTAGGTCAGTCTCTATTTTGCCCTCGTTGAACTTAGCCCAGAACTTAGCAATACGCTCATCTACTGGCTCGTAATCATCTAAATTAAACACTATGCCCCTATCTCTAGTTGAGAAAGTCCGACGCTGTCTATTTGACTGTCTAAGCCCCAGCGATAGCGAGGAAAGGTAGTTACCTCTAAAACGCACTCATTACAGTAATGGCGTCTCTTTGAGTTTGATTTAGGATTAGTACTGTGGACGGTAACACTAGCTGCGGTCATGGCTTTAGGGTGCCAGCCGCCCGAGTTCTTACCCCACTTTAATTTACAGTAATCGCACCAGATACCGGGGTCTGATTTAGTAATCATTGAGGGCGCTTACTGTGCCGTTAGCAATATGACGGGCTACAGCTCTGCCACGTTCGTATCCTTCTGAGCGTCCGGCGTTAAAGCCTCTTGACCAGGCTAGCACGGCAGCTAAAAAAGTTAAAGCTGAGTAGATTAGGCACATAAATATAAAAGCGAGATTAGGAAGCATTGGCCACCTCGGAAACATCAAAATTAGTAATAATTGAGTAACCGTCTAAATTAGTGTCGTAAAGCTCTTTGAAATCCTGACCAATAGACTTTAAATAAGTTTTAGCTAGTATTAAAGAAACTGCATTATCAAACCAATATATGACGCTAAAGCCAGGGTTTAATTTGATATTTTCAAAACGACCGTTTTTAATCTGATCGTCCCAGCTCTCATCAAAAGCCATATAACTATTTGATAAAGCCTCAAAATCCTCTATATCCATTTGTAAAACTATATTACTTTTCATTTTTACTCCCTAGTCCAGGGCTGAGAAGTTATCTCCCAGCCCCTTTAGTATGGCACAGGCTTCGGACGGATAGAAGCTAGCGCCTAACGCGTGTCTATTCTTTTTTTGATATCCCGTAATTAGCGTCTTTAGGATTAAGCGCTCTCATGAGGACGGGTAACCCGCTCGCCCATAACCCGTTAGCGATTAGGTGCCAGTCTGCGGCGCTAAACTCTAGCGGGTTCTTACCTACTGAGGCCATTAACGTAATTAGTAATAAGAGCAGCCCTCTAACGTAAGTCCCTGCCATAGCTACGCACTGTTTTTTCATTTTGCCTTATCCAATCCGAGCGCTGTTATACGCTCTTTAACCTGTTTAGGGGTCAGGTTAATTTCAAAGTGCATTTCGTCCGCTCTGTTTTTGTAGTCCCCGCCCCACCGGCAGCCGTATTTAGCGGCGATCTGCCTAACTACTGTCTCCTGCTCCAAAGTAAAAGTCTCACGTTTTCCGAGAGGGTGAGAGTTTGCGTTAAGGTCTACCGCAGTCGCCGAACTATGGTTTGAAAGCGTCTCGGTTTCTCCTCTAATGGGCCTAAAAGCGAACCCCCAATCGTCGAGGCTGCCTTCGTTAATTGGTTCTACTAAGTTGTGAAAGTCTGTACAAAGCGCGACTAATAACGGCGCCACTTTTTCAGCCACGCGTATTTTAATACCAGTACCAGGTATCGGATAAGACTTAACGCCAATTTCTGCCGGGTCTTTACTCGCTGGCCAGCCGTTAGAGCTTTTAAGCCCTGGCATTACAGCGCCGCGATCTCGGTCTCAGTTAGTCCTAGTGCTGCAAGTTTGGCAAGTGCTGAGGCTCTAGCTGCTGATTTTGCTTCGGCTTCGGCTGTTTGTGCTTGATATTCTTGAACAAGTTGCAAATGTTCAGCGTATTCCTGAGCGTTCATTTCACGCTCGATAATTTCGTCTGTTTCTACATTATGAATCTTTATCATTGGTTTAGTCATTTTTAACTCACTCCGTATAGTTCGACAGATCCGGCGGTAAAGGTACCAATTCCTCTAAATTCTATTGAGGTTATTGCGCTAGTGTTATTCCAAAAACCTGTCCAAGTTCCTAAGGTGTAACTTCCTGATGAGGTTTCTACCGCGCCGGTTGCGTTCATAAATTTCATTGTTGTTGTATTGCTGTAATTTGGAATTGTTAAAACAAGAAAACTATCTGAGTTTGCGCTTGTGTTTAAATAAGTCCAAGTATTCATTGAACTATTGCCCGAGCCGCTAAGGCTAAAAGCCCTGTTCATAGCATCTGAGCCCGTTAAAGAGGCGTAGCCTGGGTTGGTAAGATCGCCGTTAAAGGTAACATTTAAAGTATTTGTATTAGCCGCATACAATCCTTTTATGTACAGTCTTAATTCTTTGTAAGTTCCGGCTATTGAACTTAAAGTTAAAACTGTACCTGTAAAACTTGTCGTGCTAATTAAAGTCATACCGCCACCGCTTGAAGGGGTAGCCCATTTAACCCCTAAAGCCTGTGCGCTGTCGGCTGTTAAAACTTGGTTATTTGTTCCTACTGGAATACGCGCTGCAGCTGTGTCGTAACCAAATAAATCGCCCTTAGTAGTTACTGGGAAAGAGGCACCGGCGGCGTCTGAGTAAAGAATAGCTACGCCAGTAGAAACAAAGTAAAGAAAGGCGCCCTGGTATTGGGAAAGGGTAAGGCTTGCCGTAGAAAACTTACTTACTGTCGCGGTACCAGCTGTAACTACACAGGCGCCGGCTCCGATGTTACCTAGCCAGAGAGTATCGCCAGCTGCAAAAATACCAGTATTTACCGTAATGGTAGTAGCTCCGGCTGCGTTCATAAATACGCGCGAACCTAAATCGGCTATGGTTAAAACATAGTTAGCGGTCTTAGTGCTGACTGTTTGATTATAGTCGTTAGCTTGCAGCGCTGAAACTTGCGCGGCTGTTAAGACCTGCCCTGTAGTAAACGTTTGTAGCGCCATTATTTACCCTTCGTATTATTTAGTATGATAACACCGACGTATCTAAAATTCCATATAACGCGCTGTTTAATATAAAACTATCCAGGATAGGCTCCTGGGTGAAAAAGGTAGTACGCCAACTAGAGACAGTTATAGCGTGAGAGACGCCGAATACTTGCTGGGTCTTATTAAGAGTCGAAGTACCTACAGTCGCGGGCTGCGTGGACTTGACCGTAATAGGGTCAAAGAAATCTAAACTAAGAGCAGCGGCTACACCGGCGGTATACCCGTCGCTATTTAAATCTTTTAGAGTTACTGAATCGACTCTGATCGTCGTATCTTTACGAGAGGCCACAAAAGCCAGCGCGTAGTCTTTTGCTGCCGTTGTTGAATCCATAAGTAAATCGTTCTGCTTATAACTGTGAAGGAAGTAGGTAGCAATCGAAGCGCTATCGCTGGCTGACTGCATGGCCAATCCTGTAGGCGTAATCTGCGCGTCGTTATAAATTAAGGCGTCGTTTAAAATCCATTTAGCGGAGCTATATTCAATCCCAGTAAAATCGTCCGCGAAAACTACCGGCGTACCTGACACGCTAGAGCTAGTTAATTGTCGGTCCTGGAACGTAAAATTTCCCGCCGGGTCCATATATACAGCCCCGTACTCGCTCAATTCGACGGTTTGCAAGGCGGCGAGCGCTTGCCTTGTAGTGCCAGGGTCAGCTAGTAAAGTCTGTTGCCCAGCGTCTATGTCTCTCATTGAATTAGGCCAGCCTACGGCGTCCAACAAAGCGTTACAGCGGGCGCCACTAAGTTGGCCAGCAGGCGCTCCCGCGACAGTAGATACGTTAGCCATATTAAGGACTCTAAAGCCGTCTACACAGTTTAAAGTAGTGTAAGAGACTTCGCCTACTAAATTAGCCTGGACATAGTCATAGGATACGATATAGCCGCTAAAGAGGTAATATGATAAACCGCTTGTCGTATCCGTCGCGCTTATAATTACTTTACGATTTGGGATTACATTAGGGTAATAAATCGAGGCTGTGTTAGCGGGGTTAAAATTTCCGTCCGTATCTGCAATCCTGACCGAGCAGGTACCGGCTTGAAATTGGTCAGCGTTAGCGTTACGGCCTCTATTTATATTAACCGCCTGCACCGTACTAGTAACGTCGGCTATTAAAGTAGCGCTATCGGCTAAAATATTTACGTCTAATTGACCCGTTCCCAATATAAGGGCGTTACCGAAACTCGCGCCCGAACTGAAATTAACGAGAACTTTTAAAGTGGGAGCGGCCATTAAAGCCCGGCTCTGGTGAGGCTATTTCCTGAGATATTGGCGGCCTGTACGGCTGCCTGGATAGACTGATAGAACTCGTAAGTGGAGCCGATATTTATG